AAACATGTGTATAATTAACTTAAGGTTGCCCCCGGTAATATATAGGTATACTAATGGTTATAGACAAGTACACAGCAGTAGTAGATGGTATTAGCTTATTAGGACTAGGGGATATACACTCAACGTATACTCCTAGTGAAGTTAATACCTTTCTCCTACTTCCTATAGAACATGATAAGATAAGAATTTATTATGAAGATACTAAACCTATAGGATTAATAACTTGGTGTTGGTTATCAACTACTAAGTCTAATCTCTTCTTAAACGATAAGTATGTACCTAGTGAAGAAGATTACAAACAAGATACCTCAGATGAACTCTGGGGTATGGAATTTATAGCTCCTTTTGGTCACACACGTAAGATGATGAGAGCCATAAGGAAGACAACTACAGAACTATACGGAACCGCTAATCAAGTCCACTTCCGAAGATTCTATAATAGGAACAAGTTACACAAGAGGATGTTCTAAGAATGTATAATCCATTTTCAATGAAAAGAATACTTAATCCAGTTGGTTCTGGTATGATTACTTATGGTGGTGGTACGGAAGAAGGTAAAGAACAAGCAGCTAATAGACCTACTACTGCACAACCGATCACTAACACCAACACTGGTGAAGTTATAAAAGATGGTCAAGGTAATGCTGTAATGGGTGGAGACCCTGCTACCCTGCAAGAGAGATCATTAGATGCAATGAACACTGGTGGTTCTGGTACGTCACCTGATCAATCCGTTACTGCAAGTATAAACCCTTCTCAATTCGCTTCTCCAGATATGATTATAGGAGGTACACCTCAGTTACCAACTCCTGTAGATGGAACTAATCCTGGAAATAAAGAAACTACTCCTACTGAAACAGCTAAGTCACAATCAGATAATATTAAAGCTGCTTCTGGTAATATGATGGAAGCATCTATTACATCTCCTGGGACTATGGCTACTACTGCCGCAGTCGATAAGATAGACCCAAATGCTGAAGGAACTACCATTGCTGAAGGTACTGGTGCACTAGACCCTAATGCTCCACAGATAACAGGTCCTGACAGCTTCAACGCTGCCTCTGTAGACCCTACTAAAGCAGCAGATGGTGTATCATCAGTAACAGACAATTTAGAAGCTGTGCAAGGCTCTTTAGACCCTGCAGCTAAAGTTGAGGCAGAACAGAAAGACCCTACTACTTTATCAGCTAAAGACTTAGAAGCTCAACAGATAGCTCAAGCACAAACAGTATCACCTGCCGCTAAGCGTACAATAGAATCAGGAGAGATGATCTCAGGTTCTGCAGTAGACATGGCAGCAGTTGATGAAGCTCTTGATATACAAGCAGCTCAAGCTAACCCATCAGCACAAGCTACAGTAAAAGGTCAACTAGGACAGTTGATGTTAGACTTTGATGGAACTAACCCTCCTGCATGGGCAGCAGGTGCACTAAGAAATGCATCAGCACAGATGGCAGCTAGAGGTTTAGGTGCTTCATCTATGGCAGGTCAAGCCTTAGTACAAGCAGCTATGGAATCAGCAGTACCTATTGCTATGGCAGATGCTCAGACATTTGCTAAGTTTGAGTCACAGAACTTATCTAATAGACAACAGACAACAATGTTCGCGGCACAACAACGTGCTCAGTTCTTGAACCTAGAGTTCTCACAAGAGTTCCAAACAAGAGTAGCTAATGCATCTAAGATATCTGATGTAGCTAACATGAACTTTACTGCTGAACAGCAGATAGCTCTTGAGAACGCTCGTATGGCTCAGACAGTAGACATTACTAACCTTAATGCTGTAAATGCTAAGATGATGTCAGATGCAGCAGCTATGTCACAAATGGACATGCAGAACTTAAACAACAGACAACAAGCAGCAGTTATGAATGCACAGTCTTTCTTAGCTATGGATATGAAGAACATGGACTTGAATCAACAAACGTCTATGTTTAAAGCACAGTCTAACATACAGGCTATCTTTAGTGACCAAGCAGCAGATAATGCTTCTAAACAGTTTAATGCATCTAGTGAAAACCAGACTAATCAGTTCTTTGCTAACATGGCTACACAAGTACAACAGTTTAATGCAGGTATGGATGTTCAACGTGATCAGTTTAATTCACAGAACGCATTAGTAATTGCACAGGCTAACGCTCAGTGGAGACAGAACGCCTCTACTGTTAATGCACAGTCACAGAACGTAGCTAACTTAGAATCAGCTAAAGCAGCTAACATGTTTACACAGCAGATGCTCGATACAGTATGGCAACGTGAACGTGATATTATGGACTACGCATTTAAGCAATCAGAGTCTGCAACAGATAGAGCACTTAGTATATTCTTAGCTAATGAGTCTAGGGAGTTATCTGAGTGGGAGACTAATCAATCTAATAAACAAAAAGACAAAGAAGGTATTGGATACCTCTTCGGTCAAATGCTAGGAGGACTAGGATAATGAACTTAGCTAATAAAGGTATGTACCTTAAGAACCTAGAAGCTGCTCGTAAAGCCTTAGTTAAACAGATACAAGATTCTATTGGTGGTGATGATGCCCCAGAAGAAGTAGAACAAGAAACAAGTGAATCAGGTCTAATGCGTCCACGTATGCGTCCTGAGAACTTAGAAGCACCTGTGCAAGATGAAGAAGGTATGGGTTTAGCTATGATGAGAAGCTTTCAGAGACCAAAGGCTAGACCTGAGGGTACTGACATGAAGAGCTTTGCTATTAAACTCAAAGACTCTGAGAGTAGTGGTAAGTCAGATGCACAGGTTAAGTTAGATGATGGTCGTAAGATGACTGGTTCTTATCAATTCTCTGATGCTAGACTAAAGGACTTTATGAAAGCAGAAGGTATGAAGTTCTCTACAGAAACATTCAAGCGTAAGCCTAAGTTACAAGAAAAAGTATTCGAATGGCATATGAAAGATATTGATTCTTCTATTGACAAATTAGATAAATCTGGTACAATGTCACGAGATGGTTTAAGAGCTGTAGCTCACTTAGGTGGTAAGACAGGTATGAAGAAGTTTGTTAAGACTAAAGGCAAGTATAATCCTGCTGATAAGTTTGGAACTAAGTTATCTGACTACTACAACAAATTCAAATAAAGGAATATGTAAATGATTATACCTGGACAGTCCCTGACTGCAGAGCCGAAGAATGCACCATATGAGAATCCACCTGAGATGAATACTGCAGAGGATGCTATTATGTGGCATCTAACTCGCATGGTAGAAGATGAAAAGATGGAAGCATTAATTGATACTTTAGAACTAGGTCTGGATGTAGTAACTATTACAGAAGGTCTACTAAGAGGTGCAGTACTTGATGGAAGACATAGCATCGACATATCATTAGTTATAGCACCAGTTATACATGAGTTTATTGTAAGCTCTGCTGAGAAGGTTGGCATTGACTTTGATGAAGGTCTACCTGATAACTCAAAAGAACGTGAAGCAATCGAATACCAGATCAACGAAAAGAAAGCTAAAGACATGCTTGCTGAGTTAGATATGGAAGTTGAAGACGAAGAAGTTGAAGAGCCTATGCAAGAAGAGTTACCAATGGATATGCCTATGGAAGAACCTAAGGGTTTAATGGCTAGACGAGGAGAAGAGTTATGAGTTTCTGGGCAGGTGTAGCATCGGGCTTTAAAGACGCTAAGGCATCGAAGGCAGAGAAAGAAGAATTAGAAGCACGTAGAGCAGAACGTCAAGCTACCTTTGAATACAACAAGGGTAGAGACTTAAAGGCTGACGAAAGATATGAGAAAGACCAAGCAGAGAGCTTACGCAGATGGGAGCTTAACTATCAAGCTACTTTAGACAACACTAAGTCTAACAGAGAGTTCAGAGACAAGAAGTTTGAAACTGATCAGGCTAACATTGATCGTACTTTTACTACTAATCAGCAGTGGAAGAACAAAGAATGGTCTCTAGGTATGGACAAATGGGACTTTACTAAAGACCAAGCTAAAGAAGCTACTGCACATTCTAACAAACTATATAATATGGCATTAGACAAGTTTGAATACAGCCAAGATAGAGACGTGGTACAAGATGCACTTAACTTTAGAGCAGAGGCTAGAACAGTAGCTGAAGCACTACGTGTTAGAGAAGCACAGACATTTAATGAAGAGTTAGCTACTAAGAACTTTGAGATGCGTGAAGAGCAATTCCAAGAACAGATGAGAGCAGCAGGTGTTTCTGAAGACTTAGCAAAGAGAGGTTTTGATCTTAAAGAACGTGCGGCTGATATGGCATATACACAAGCAGTTATAGAGATGATACCTGCATCCTTACTTGGTGCTTTATCAGGAGACAAAGGTAAAGCTGTACCTATTGGTTCTAAGACTACTGTAGCTGTATCTAAGAAGTTTACTGCTAACTACAACACTCAGTTAACTAAACAAGAACAAGAATCTCCATTCTTTAAAGCTGCTATATCTAGTCCTTCAGCACAAGCATCACTACAAGCTTTTGTAGATGCACAGGCTAAGAAGGGTAATGAGATAGAGTTGAATGAATTACCTCAGTACTTTAGTTACTTAGGTCAAGTAGAAGGTAAGAACAAGGAAGAAGCTCTAGAGATCGTAGAAGATATGATGAAGGGTGATGGACTAAAAGACCCACAAGCTATGGCTAAAGGTTTACTGGTTCTTAAGAGTTATAGACCTACTGAAGAGTTGTTCCAACAAACAGGTGTACCTGTAGACGCTAATGAAGTTACTAAAGGTGAAGGCATTTGGAAGACTGCTATAGCTAACGAAGCTCGTATAGAGGTCGGTAAGATAACGGACGAAGCTAAGAAAGATAAAGTAGAAAGAGCATTAGCATTTATTAAGAAAGATTCAAATGATGCTAGAGGTTACCAGATACTAGCTGAGCTAAACTATGGTAAAAGCATAATGTCTGAGTTTAACTTAGATAAGAACCCTCTTGTTCAGTCATTCTACCCAGAGGCTACAGAAGAAGATGAAGTTATTCTAGAAGAGGGTGGTTCTGGACTTACTAAACTTCCTCCAGAATCATCTACTGTCTTCTCATCTTTTGATGAAGCTAAAGCAGCTATTGATGGAGGTTTCACAGGTAAGTACTCTGTAGGTGGTAAAGCTTACAAGACTGCAGAACCTAAGTACCCTGACAATAAACCTGCAGGTATGCTATCTAATGATGCAGGTGATGAACTTGATATAGAAGATGCACTTGCAGCTGACTTTGGTGAAGAGGCTAAGCTTAAAGAATCAGGTGCAGTAGAGAAGGTCTTTGATCAACAAGCAGAAGCTTTATCTACAATGGGTAAAGGTGTCTCTGAAGAACAAGCAGAAGGCAATAGACCTGGTGAGAAAGAAATAGATACAGAAACGTTTGTAGATAGATCATTCCAAGGTGAAGGTGATGAAGCTATGGACTTGTCAGAAGCTCCTACAGAGGTTGTTACTGACAAGATCATGGATGTTGTTGATGCTATACCTCCAAGAACACCTAAGAAGAATAGAAAAGAATGGGCTATGAAGGAGTTTATGAAACGATACTCAAACGCTAACATCACACCAGAAGAGTTAGAAGTTAAAGTAGATACGTTCCTAGAATTCGCTAACCAGTAAAGGATTATAACATGCCGGCAAGAGCACCTATTGGATTAGAAACAGCACAAGATAGACTAGAAAGACTAAACAATCCAGTCATACAGCAGTCCACTGACTTAGATGTACCTAAGTGGGCTGTAGCTGACGTGGAAGAAGCTCCTGAGATACCCTCAGAGCCCCAAAGAGCACCCGTAGAAGCCGAGGAGACACCTTCTTGGGCTATACCTGACTCAGAGGAAGAGGAAGTACCTAGTTGGGCTATTTCTGATGACTCTTCTCCTAGCGTAGATGTGCAAATGTCTAGTATGTTAGATGAGGATGGACTAGTTAAACTACCTACAGGTGTTGAAGCCTTTACATATTCACAAGATGATATGTCTCTACGTGATGAACTATTCAATCCTATCAACGACTTTGTTAAGTCTAGGTATGGTATACAAGCTATTGAGAATAGAAGTAGAGAAGAGATTGTAGATACATTCCTTAATAACAGACGAGGAGTATCTGCAGGTAACTCTATTAAAGCTATAGCCGAAGTTGATTGGCTAATGGATGCTAAGAAAGACCCTGAGAAACTACTAACAGCAGGTAAAGCCTACTCTATCTTTGAGAAGATGGAAGGTTTAACTGGTGAAGGTGTCACTTGGAGTGAGTTCGGAGAAGGTATTAAGGACTATGTAGGTTCTGTTATACTTGACCCTGTAAACTTAGTAGGTGGATTTATAGGTAAAGCTGTAGGTGGTACTGCAGTTAAGACTTCTGTTATGACTGCTGAGAAGCTAGCTATGAAAGAAGTAACTAAACAATTAATGGCAGGTGCTTCTAAAGAGATAGCCGCTAAAGCAGGTACTAAGGTACTTAAAGCAGCATCTAAAGTAGCTACTGTTAATGCTACTAAAGAAGTAGCTGAGTTCTCTGCTAAGATGGCAGCTAACAAAGGTCTAAAGAAAGTACTTAATAAAGGTGCACTTAAAGAGATAGCTACTGTAACAGCATTTGATGCGGCTACAAATGGTGGCTTTGAGTACCTATATCAACGTGCATTAGTAGACACTAACGTACAAGAAGAGATCAGCACAACTGCTGTAGGTATTGCTGCCTTATCAGCTATGGCTATGGGTACAGTACAAGCAGGTGTAGTTCTTAAACGTGGTTCATCTGACACCGCTCTTATTACTGAGACTGTAAAGAAGGTATCTCCTAAACAGATAGCTAAAGAAATGCAAGATGCTATCAAGTCTTTTGTAGAGAAAGAACCAGAAGGTACAACTACTTGGTTACAGAAGGTTAAAGCAGGGGATGATATCACTAAAGGTGATACTGACTTCTTTATTGATGTACTACTAGGTATACACAAAGGCGAAGGTGAGAACAACCTCAAAGGTCTAGCACAGATCATGCAAGAAGGTGGTTACTTATTTAGTAAACGTGATGACAATGATAAGATATCAAACTGGATAGCTGACTTTATGAAAGAAGAGCTAGACCAAACTGATATTGATGGTATTATGAAAGCATTTGGTGGTAAAGCTAAACGTAAGAATACTAAGATTACACCAGAAACATTTGGTGATTCATTCTCCTCTAAGATGAATGCAAGTGCTCGTAGCATGAACAGTGTTATGCAAGTTGCTAAGAGATTAGATGTTAATGTAGAAGACTTAGACATGGATAGCTTTATGAAAGAAGCTTTAGACTTAAACCTTATGGATGACATTATCCTACAGAAAGATAAGTTTAAACCAAGAGGTGCTGTTGCATCTAACATATCTGAGCTTCAGAATAAGTTTATTAGATCATTAGTTTCACACCCATCTACTTCTATCTTAAACGTATTAGGTTATGGAGCAGCAGCAGGTTTAGATATATCTACTGATGTAACATTAGCTTTGTATAAAGGTGGTAAAGGTACATTCCAATCAGTACTAGGGTTTGCAGATGCAGGTGCTAAGAACACTTATGTAGCTAAGCAACTACTACTAGCTTCTAAAGACCGTGTTAAGTTTGCATTTGATAATGATATGACATATGCGGCTTATAAGAGTGCACTACAGAATAACACTGGTGCTTTAGATAAACTTAACCGTACATTGTCTGGTGGTGTTGAGATTAGTAACACTGTAGATCAGATGACTACACTAGGTAAAGGTGCTTTCTTACAAGACAAATCAGACAGTGTTATCAATGCTGTTCAAAGAGCTACATTTGTTAATGCTCAAGATGCTTACACTAAGTCTCAAGACTATGTAGGACAGATGAACAAGCAACTAAGACTTAAGTTTGGTAAGAGTTGGAATGAGTTCTACAATAGCCCAGAAGCTGTTAAGATCATGGCTACTAAAGAATACAAGCAAATGGAAATGGATGCTGTAGCTAAGACTATGGAGAATACATTCTCTAAGTCATACAAGAACCGTACTAAACTAGGTGAGCTTGCAGGTTTCGTAGAAGATGCACGTAACATCCCAGGTCTTGGTTTCATGGTTCCGTTTGGTAGGTTCTTTAACAACACTATAGACTTCGGTATCAAGAATACACCAGTACTTAACATAGCAGTTAAGAAGGTCAGTGGTAAGTATAATGATGTACCTATAGAGGAACTAGCGGCAAGAGGTGCTGTGGTTACTGGTTTAGTATACACAATGGCTCAAGACGAACAAGAGAACCGTAAAGCAGGTCTAGGGTTATATGATAACATCGTAGATGGTCAAGTTGTATCACAACAGTATGATTATCCTATCTCCTTATTCAAAGCAGCTGCTCGTGTAGTATCATACCACATGGCAGGTGAAGAAGTTCCAGAAGAGATACTAGCACAGATTGGTAAAGACTTTGGTGGAGGTGGCCTAACACGTAACCTTACTAAGACTACTGGTGAGATTGCTGACTTCACAATGGCTATTCTTAAAGGTGAGATAGACAACGCTTACGATGAAGGTTTGAATGTTGTAACAGAGATATCTGCACAAGCTATATCAGGTTTTGTTAGACCTCTAGAGCCTATTGATACTGCATTTGGTTTGTTCATGGACATAGATCAAAGCCCTAAAGACTTAAAGCAGATAGAAGGTAGACTAAATAGAACTATCGCTGAGTCATTCAAGTACGTTGATTCCTTTACTGACTTCTTGAGTACAGGTGAAGGTATGCCAACTAAACAATCTTCAGCTGCAGGTGAGACTAAGCAACAGTCTGCTAAGAACGTAGGTGTTAGAACTGTAGAGTTAACAAACACACAACGTATTATGAACCTAATGGGATTAGACCAATGGAAGATTAATGCTCCTTTGTCTAAGGACAAGAAGCGAATGATACCAGAGGCTGTTAATGAGTACCAACGTCAGATGTATCAGTCTATAGAAGCATGGTCTACTACAAAGATGGAAAGTATGAAGTTCCGTAATCTACCACAAGATGAACTACGCATTATATGGAAAGATAAGTTGAAGGAAGTTAAAGAATTAACTAAGCTTCGATTGGTAACGAGATATGACGGAACAGGCACAACGTTACGCAGTCAGTATGACCTAGTGTCTAAGTTTGCAGCTAATGATATTAAGAAAGCTATGGCAGACCTAGAGTTAGGTGATAACATGGGTGATCTTAGTGAAGGTCAATTAATGTTGATTGATGCAGAGTTAAACAATGCTGAGACAATCAAACGAATGAGAATGGACCCAACCAACTTCTAGACAAAGAAAAACCCCCAACAGTAATTAAACTGAAGGGGGTTAAGTTTAGTCTTACTTATTATATCGAAGCAGGAGGTCCACATACCTATATGCTTCATCGACGAGTTCTTGTGCTCGACTTGATCTGTTGGAGACTAACAGTCCTGCTAGGACAGAAGCTGCTAGCTGTTCCCTGTGAGAGGAGAGGCTCTTAGGAACGCTCTCAACAGATGTCTCTTTCAACTTAATAAAGGCTTTAGCCTCTTGTTCCAGACTAGGAGCAGGGGGCTTTTTGCGTTTGGTGGTCATGTTAACATATTCCTTTAATTGAATATAAGGAAGTGTACCATAAGTACACCCCCTTGTCAAGTCCTAATATGTATTAACTATCTCATCTACAATACCATGTTTGATGCACTCTTCTGGAGTTAACCATTCATCAGTAGGATGTAAAAGATGTTTGCGTATATACTTCTCAGACTTCTTAGTACATTTCTTATAGTGATTGACCATACGATCTCCTGCTAGGTCAAACTCTTTAATCATTGCATGTAGTTCATGTTCTTTACCTTTAGAACCCCAAGCATATTGATGTGACATAACAGACGTGTTGTGGGTTAGTAGTCGTCTATCTCCTGCCATTATAGTTAGTACGCCGCATGAAGCTACTAGACCTTTACCTATTGTTACTATAGGTATCTCTGACATCTTCATAGCATCAATAAGGTGGAAGGCTGAGTGTACTGAACCTCCAGGACTATTGATAACTAATGTAATCTGATCTGGTCTAACATCTTCTGGCATTAAGTTGTATTCGTATATAGCAGCTACTAGAGGCATGATCTTCTCTTGATCAAACTTATCTACTAACATTAACATACCGTGTTCCCTCAGGTATGAACCTGGAGGCAGCATAGTAGTCTCTGGTTTATCTTCAGCAACTATCTTAGTTGTTTCTTTGATAGTCTTCTTTGCCATTTCCATTATAGTCATTACCATCCTCCTTGTAAAAGTCTTAGTCTTAATGGGCTGTATATTCTATCTGCTACAAAGTTCTTAGGTAGGTCAATGAACTTACCGAAGTCATTGTCTTTCATTTCAAATAGTGTTAAGTCTTTCTGACTAAGTATTAAGAAGTCATCTTTACTAGTCATCTGTGAGATAAGTAAACCTAGTTGTCCTGTGTATCCCATCTTGAAGTGATAGATACTTTCTATAGTACCGAACATCTGACCTATCTTCATACCGTGGTTGTAGTCTTTACTGTTTTGCTTTGTCCAAGCTACATGAAACCCCATGATACCGTAGTTAAACTTGTACTTACCGCCTAGGAAGGCAACAGCACAAGCACTGAGACACGAATCTCCTCTGCGTATAACTGTTGACATCTTGTTCTTGTTGATGGTGTAACCTAAGTTATAACCTTCAAGAGCTGAACCCCCTGGACTATTAAGACGCAGAGACTTGATACCTGTTCTATCTATAACTCTCTGTAGATTCTTGTAGTCTCCATCCATTAACCTACCCTCTATCTTTATCTGAGAAGAGGTATAGGTGATGTTAGCTGAGTGAGCAGTCATTGGAACACTAATAGCTAAAGCTAGTGCTACAAATATTACTGTTACTACATATTTCATAACTTGTCTTTTCCTTTCAAGTGATTAATCCTCATTTCTGAGTAACGCATAACCTTCTCTAAATCAATAATCTCTGACTCGATCATGTCCTTACCTTCGTAAGACTTGAACCCTGCCCTGACTACATACTTAATTATGTTGCCTCTCCAGAACTCAAACTTGTTACGCATTATAAATTCAATGGGCTCTATTACCCAACGTGAGTAGTGTTGTGGTTCTCTCACTATTTCTTCATTCTTCTTCTTAGCCATAGTCTTCTCTCCGCATAATTTACATTTAAAACCTTTTAGTGTGCTGTCTCCGCACCATGAACATTTGGGCATCATATCTTTTCTGCATAGAATACCTTAACCCATTGTGCACAGATATCTGATCTTACGATATCGTCTAGTGTGAACTCAACTATAGGTACTGGTAAGCAATGTTTCTTAGCTAGGTGAGTAATCTTAGTTAAGCCCTCGCCATCCTTTAGATCAGTCTGTTGGACATCTCCATTAAGAACGATAGTAGAACCTTCTCCTACTCTAGTCAGTAGCATCTTGAGTTCGTGTGTAGTTATATTCTGAGCCTCATCACAGATGATGAAAGCGTTGTCGAATGAACGTCCTCTCATCATTGCTAGAGGAGCCATATCAATGTTACCGTTCTTGATACCTGTCTCAACAGCACCTCGTCCTAGGTGTTTGATCAGTACATCAATAACTGGTAGACCCCAAGGAGCTACCTTCTCTCCCAAGTCTCCAGGGAGAATACCTATCTCTCTGCCAACAGATACCATAGGACGTGTAATAACAATCTTATCTATATCTTTCTTTGTATACAGATCAGCCGCTACTGTAGTAGTAACGTAAGTCTTACCTGTACCTGCAGGACCAAATACTATTACTTGACATGATGTCTTAATAGCGTCAATCAATAGCTTCTGGTTTTCATTCTTAGGCAGGATACCAGAGGTGCTTTTGTTAGCCGCACCCTTGTACTTAGTCTCTCGTTTCTTACTCTTAGTCTTTGGTTTTTGTTGAGTCATAATCTCTCCTGTTAAATGAAAAGGGAGCAACCGAAGCCACTCCCTAATAGTATCATATTTATGATGTTGTTGTCAAGGTTATTCGCAAGTACGAAGACCTGTTGCAGGGTCGAAGTAACATGCCCCACCTTCATCTATAAAGTTATCTTCTTCTACTTCTGGCTCGATAACTGCATCCTCTGACGTTGCCGCATTGAGTATGCCGAATCTCTTGCCTGATGCCCTAAAGGTAGTACAACCTGATGAACCTCCATCGTAAGCCGCCATGTATACATCCTTGAACTGCTCCCATGTTACATCGTCTCCAACGTTACATGTCTTAGAGCAAGCACTGTCTACATACTTAGATGCTAAGTTAAGAACCTTGACGTGATCGAATACTGATAGTTCATCAGCAGTCTCTCCCTTGATACCGAATACTCGGTAGCCGTAGTCATCTACTCGTTCTACAATCGGACCATCGAATGTTTGGATAGTTCTATCGTAGAAGTGAGAGAACACTGGTTCAATACCAGAGCTTACATTATCAGCACTGAGACTGATAGTGCCAGTAGGAGCCACAGAAAGTAGGTGGCTGTTACGGATACCATGTTTAGCGATATCTGAACGGATGTCATCAGGTAATGTTTTAGCGAAGTCACTGTCTAAGTATTCCTTTTCGAATAATGGAAATGCACCTTTTTCTATAGCAAGGCTTACTGATGTTTGGTAGCATGTATCTCTGATAACTGCCATGATCTCTTCTAAGTCATTTAAGAAACCCTCTGAACCGTAAGGATTACCAAGTGCTTCAAGAGCATTAGCTACACCAGTTACACCTAGACCCATACGTCTCTTACTCTGAGCTTCCAGCTGTTGAGCTGGTAAAGGATATGTAGCTCTATCAACTACGTTATCCATTGCTCGTACAACATTAGGAATGTCATGCTTTAGCTTCTCTAAGTTGAAACCAAAACCTGCATCTATGTTCTTCTCAACATACTGAGTCAAGTTGAATGAACCTAGTAGACATGCACCGTTTGGTGGCAAAGGTTGTTCTCCACAAGGGTTCGTAGCTGCGATGTACTCACAATAATGTAAGTTGTTCTTACGATTGATACGGTCAATGAACAAGATGCCTGGCTCTGCCCAGTCCCATGTAGAACGTAAGATGTCATCCCATAAAGCTTTAGCTCGGATAGTGCTATATACTCTACCTTCAAATACTAGATCAAAGTCTGTGTCTTCCTTAACAGCAGTCATAAAGTCATCAGTAACACCGACAGACATATTGAACTGTGTGAAAGCAGATGAATTGTTCTTAGCTTTGATGTACTCTAAGATGTCTGGGTGATCTACCCTTAAAACTGCCATCTGTGCGCCCCTACGATGACCTGCAGAGCTGATAGTCTTACATAATGCATCGAATATACCCATGAAGCTAAGAGGGCCGCTAGAACGGCTGTCTAGGCTCTTGATAAGTGCACCGTGTGGACGTAGTGTAGAGAAGTCGTAACCGATGCCTCCACCTAGTTGCATAGTCTTAGCAGCTTCCGTTGCTGCCTTCATTATGCCTTCCATACTATCTTCTATAGTCATTGATACGAAGCAGTTGTAAGGTGTCACTTTACGAGGTGAACCCATTGCAGATTGTACTCGACCTGCAGGTAAGAAGCGTTGATCTAACAAGATGTCTCTGAACTGATTGTAATGATCTTCACTATCTTTAAGTGAGTCAGCTACTCTTGACATAGCTTCTCTAAAGCTCTCGCCCTTAGAGCGATACTTCATTGCATGTATTTCTTCTGATATACCTAGGCTTGGTCCTTGGTGGTTTTTAATACTCATACGTTAATCCTTTTTAAATTCTTTATCTATTAATAACATTACATGAAAGAGAGATTGAGCTTCACTTATCACCATTAGCTTCGTGACCCTCACCTCTTACTTTAAAGTCTTCTCTCATCCAGACTAAATTGTCAATGTCACCGCGAGTTAACCCAATGTCATTTAGTTCTCTGTTAGACAAACGGTTGAGATGCTTGATTGTATCTCTGTGCATTTGCCATGTTTGTAAGTAGTTATAAAATCTATATAACCAAACAAAAGGTGATCGTATACCATTGCATACAATACGTCTTGCTTTACTATCTAATATTCTTTTAATCATCTATTGTCTCCTGAGCCAGACAGAACACCACGTTCTTGTCTATCGTTAAGTTTAATCATGTTAAGTTCTAACACTTCGTCTAAGCTACTGCCAAAGTAATTCGCCAGAGCAGTTAAGTAGAATGCGACATCTCCTAGTTCTTTAATAATGTCTTGGGCTTCTACTTTAGTATTGTCACGTAAGAGCTTCTTAATCTTCTCAGCTATCTCACCTGACTCTCCGATAAGACCTAAGGTGTTTTCAATTAACCTAGTTTCACCTTCTGTCATTATCTTACCCTCTACCCATTGAGAGTAATTACTTGTTGTTGTTGTCATCCATCTATCTCCGTTACCATCATAAATTCTATTATACCATCTTCTAAATCATACAGTACACCTAGAACTTCATCTTTAACTAAGTCTTCACGATCAGTCTGATCTAACTCTAATACAAACTGATCTGCTTCCATCCTTACTTTAAATGTTACTTCGTATTCCATATTATCCTCCGTAAGTTTGCTTAAGAACGTCCATAGATACCCACTGAGCATCGTACTGACCGTCTACAATGTTGCGCTTTATTAGTACGCCTTTCCACCATTCACCATTAGACTGACCTGCCCATGACTCTGGAGCACCTTTGAAACAGCCTACGACTGCACCGATACCACCGTTTTGTCCTACGTCTTCTTTGAAGTACATGTCACGCTTATGGCTGTGTCCTACTGAACAAGACCTGTAACGCTTCTGTAGTAAAGCATATGCGTGATGTGTACCACTGATTGCTCTACCGAAGTTACCTGCACCAATGAAGTGTGCATAGTCTACACCATCGTAGTTACGAATAGCAGGTGCACCATTCTCATACTGGTGATACTCATCAAACCATTTCTTAGTACCTAGGTGAGAGAAAGAGATACCATACTTCTCGCCTTCTAGTCTAGGGTCATAATTAATAGCTGTTGTAATACGTGCTTCGTGATTACCTTCGAAGCCATACCACTTTGGTCGTCTACGTCTTTGTTGTTTGAATCTGTAACGTAGAAGTTCTTGAGACTCGTTGTATGACTCAATGTCACCACCGTAGTTCTGAGCAACCACACTCTTAGGCTTAGCTTTATCGTACATGTTAAGTGACTTCATATCTGCTCCGTCACCTAGGTCTATACAATAATCAGGCTTAACATCATATATCAATCCACCTAACCAATCAAATCTTTCGTTAGTAGTTTCTGGTGATGCGTGTGCACATGACCAAACGATTGCTGTCTTACCCATTGCTGATTTACTTATAGTCATTTCTTTATCTCCTTAGTCCATTCCTCTGGAATAGTTTTATCTGAATATAGAAAGCCATTACTTTTACACCAATCTCCGTAGGTGCTTTTAGCTCCCTTGTAGAGCTTGGCTCGTGAGTTGTTGAATACAAAGCGTATATCGTGTTCTGGAAACTGCTTTTGTATCTCTTTATGTTTACGTCGATCTGTAGAAACAAACCTACCTTTAGTCTCGATGATGATACCATTCTCAAGAACAAAGTCAGGTGTATAGTTCCTCACCTTTAAGTCTGTCCATTTGATCTTAGTCTCTTCATATGTGAAGCTGACACCGCGTTCCTTTAGATCATTAGCTGTCTGTTCTTCTAGCCCTGATCTGTAACCTGCCGCGATACCATGAAATCTACTTCGCTTAGCCATTAGAAATCCTCCACTTCTGGAACCTTGAGTTCTTTCTTAATCTTAGTTAAGTACTGAGGTCCGTATGAATAGGCAAACTTCTTTAATCCTGGCCAACATGCTTTCTTGAATTCACAGTAAGAACATTCCATACATAGTTTCTTGTTAGGAGAAGTCTTACTTTGTGGTTCATCTTTATACTCACGAGGTGGTGGTACTTTACTCTTTACCATCTCCTTGATTGCTTTGATCTCTTCTTCTTTAGTCTTAAGCTCATCAGTAAAGTCGTACATGTCTAAGCATATACTTCCGTTTACTTTATCTATAACTAAGAATGCACCATGTGTTTTGTTAGTAACTAATGGGTCATCTTTAGCCGCATAGACATATGAAGATAGCTGAGAGATGTAGCCGAATGGGTCTTGATCTCTTAGGTTGCCTTCTTTGAACTTCTTAAAAGAGTAAGGAGAAGCTGACTTAACATCTACTGTCATGCCATCTATAACACAGTCTCTACTTCCTTTGATACCGTGTGCATTCATCTTATCTTGTTGACCAACAACTTCGTGTCCTGCTTGCTGTGCGATACCTAAAGCAAGTTCTTCAATCATGTCTCCATAAAAGAACTTGAGCAGTGCGTTGGCTTGTAAGGCTTCTGCCTTATCTGTTTGATTAATCTTGTACCATAACTTGCGAGAGCAAGGTGTGCCAAGTGACGACATAGATAGATAACCCCTAGGTTCTTGTGGAGCTTTGAATCTATCAGAAGCCATTTGAGCTATGTTAGTTCCAACCAGTTGACCGATTGTATTGTCCCAACCTTTCTGACCGAATATAACACTCTCCATGTCTTGTACTAATGTAGCTATTTGTTTAGCCATTTTGTATCCTTCTGTTAGAGGTGCGAAAGGGCGCATGTGCGCCCCTCCAAGTAATTACCGAGGACCTTGCTCTCAGAAAGGAATATCTCCTGGAGTTGCTTTACTAGGTGCAGGTGCAGCTGTTGGAGCAGCGTTAGAGTAGTTCTTAGGTTGGATGCCCTGAGAGACACCGCCGCCACCTTCTGATTCAAATACTACGTGATCAATTACTTGAACACCGCTTAGTCGAGAACCTACGCCCATCTTAGTATCGTATACGTCTACATATACTACACCTACTGAGCCGTTGCCGATCATACCATCAGCATCTGTCCATGCGTCACCGCTTGGGTTGAATACCTTTGGAGCACCTGCCGCCCACTCACGATCAAACTTGTCTTTCCAAGGACGCTTGAACTTGACACGAGTACCGCGTCCATCTGGGTCTGGTTTACCTTGCTTCCGTACACCAGAGTCTTTCATCATCTTGAACGTAGCATCGTCCATAATAATGTCAACAGTTGTAGCACCATCTGTTTCTACATCGTACTCACCGTTGTCTCTGTTACCTTCGAATAGTTTAGCCCACTCTAAGATACCTGTTAGTTCTATTGTTTTAGTAGCCATATATAATCTCCTAATGATTATTTGTTGTTGTCCTGCAATTATAGCAGATGTTTAGTGATATGTCAACAGGTCAATGTGTATCATACCACGATTTTCCTATATCATAAGAACCTGGAGTTGGTATCTTGAAACCTAGCTCAACACCTGTCTCTGACATAGTAGTAGCAATCAGTTTACCTAGATGCTCAGCCTCTTCATAAGAGCCTATAACTTCTACTTGGTATTCGTCATGCACAAAAGCACACATCTTGAAGTTGATACCCTCTGCCCTAGCTTTCTTGTGAAAGTTGAGAAGTGTATGCTTCATTAAGATAGACTCACCAGATTGTAGTATACCTGCTAGAGTCTTGTGCTCGTTAGGTACGATAACCTTACGACCATCGTAACCTGTGAAATAGCCCTTGTCTGCAATATAAGGAACCATTCTTTTCTTGAGAGGTGCTAAGCCATCAATGCTTTGCTCAAAGCGTTTCATAGCTGATGCGGCTTCTTGTACGCCAACCTGCATGATACTAGCAGTCTTAGCAACACCTGCACCTAGTAGCCATCCGTATATGAAGGTCTTGGCCATGTCACGAGTAGCATGTGATATACCCAAAGCTTTCTTGTTCATATTGTGGATGTCTGTCTCGTTCTCTTTCTTACCCTTCATAATAGCATTAGCATACATGTCAGCGTCAAAGTGTCGCCACATGTAGTCAGCAAGTACTCGTAACTGAATACCGTCTGCATCACAGCCGACTAAGTAACTACCCTCAGGTACAGTCCAACACTGGCGTAACTGATGATCATACTTGGCCTTGATCTCGTCTACTGCATTACGAGGTGTGCCGTGAAAGGGTGAAGCAATGTTGGCGGTGTTTGGATTGTTGTGTGCACAACGTCCTGTCCATGCGCCAATATTATTGATAGTACCATGTATACGACTGTCATCACATACTTGGTTAATCCACTCAACTAGGGAAGACCTACGGCCTTCTAACGTAAGCCACTGAGCAAGCGACTTAGCACCCCTAGGTGCAGTGTCAGGTAACGTAGACAAGTTGTCTTCTGATACCGTGTAACCATAACGCTCAAGAGATTGCTTCTTGTCGTCATAGAATTCCTTGTCCATCTTAGTAATCTTCTTACCATATGGGTCTCCTATCTTAAGTCTGTTGAACTTATTATGAGTTGCAGTCTTCTCAAAAGGTTTCCAACCTGCATCCCATAGTACGTCTACTCGATCTTTAGAAGCCCCAGGATTGAAGCTGATAAAGTCATAACAGATAAGGTCATCACCTTGTCTATCAGTAGCCGCATACTTCTTCTTAGCATTAGTCACGCTAGAGAATACCGTACCATCTTTCTTCTCACGATACTTGATAGTGTTTACAGGTAGTAGTTTAGGTGGGAAGTCTTCTTGAAAGAGTTGTTCAAGCTCTTGCTTCTCAACTATAACACTGTCTAATAAACTCTGTGCTAGTTCATGGTCAAAGTGAAAGCCATGATACTTGCTACGAACTAACTCAATCTGTAAGTCATGCTCGACACGCATTGATCTAGCCCAATCCTGATCGTATAGGATGTGACTGAAGTGATTGAACAATGCCTCAGTAGTATCTAGGTCTCCATACCAGTAGTCAATCATATCCTGATTGAAGTTGGCAAAGTCGTGATAGTCACCTTTGTAAACACCTAGGCGTATGCCCCAACTCTTTAGTGAGTGTGGACCTTTACCACCAGTAGGTATAGCTATATCATAATCAACTGTACGAGATACAATCAATGTGTCAATAACCTTACGAGGGTCAAGAGGAGCGTCTAACCATTTGTTAAGGATAGGTAGATCATATTGAATGAAGTTATGTCCAACCATCTTATCTAAGGATTGATGCCACTCGGTAGCTTCCTTTCTTGCTATAGGGTCTGTATGTATGTTCTCGAACTTAAAGACTTCACCAGTATCCTGCATCTTACCACCAACTAACCAGATTGAATCTGGATGTTCTATAGCGTTGGTTTCTATATCACAAAATGCTATACGTGCCATGTTGTCTCCTTACATTTCAAAGTTAAAGTAATCCATAAGTAGTAGTTCGAGTTCGTCTTGTAATCTCTCAATTACATTCTCGTCTTCATCATTGTTAAGTGCATGAGCTAATTGATCTTCTGCCATGCCTACCCTTGACTCAAGTTGTTCGAAGTAAATCTGTCTGCTGTCATCATACTGATCTAGCTCGTTATCACTTAGAGTATCAAAGTAATCAACACTTGAGTAGAGGTCATCTACTGAGATGTTGTAGTCGTCGTTATCATAGTCAGACCCCATTGAAAGTCTCCTCTGCTAATATTGTAGTGTCTGGTTCATAGTAGATAGAACCTGCTTTGCCTAACCTACTGAAGGGTCTGTTCTTATCAACGATGAAGTTGGTAGTGTTACGCACATCCTCATCCTCTGATTCAGTATCACGTTCTAGCTTTAGACATATGATAGCTTCTTCTTCAAGAGAACCTGCATACTTGGTACGTCCATCATCATTAACTTGTGAGATGAAGATAACACCAATGTCTAACTCTTTAGCTAACTGAGCCATACGAGAACCGATAGCTGTTAACATTGAAGTAGCACCATCAGCACCACCCTGAGATAGATATGCTAGTCGTTGTACGTGGTCAATGAATACATAGTCAACCCCATACACTGTAGCCGCCATTCTAACGTAGTCTAGAAGCTTCATAGGGTCATCATGTGATCTTAGTTCAAAAACTACAGTACGGTCATCAGCGATCTTCTGAGCCGCCTTGATAACGTTGTCCTCAGTGATGCCGTTAGTTGCAGCATCCTCTTTAGTACGGACGTTGATACCTAGCTCATAAGTAGCCATAGCACGATAAGTAGTTGATCTCATTTCTTCCATGTGCATCAGACCTATCTTAACCTTAGGGTCATTAGCAAGTAATCCACATTCGAAGAAGCGTACCATCTCAGTCTTACCACCACCGCGTGGTGCTTTAACAAAGGTTAGTCCACCTTTAACAAGACCTCTGATCTTATCATCTAAACCACTGTGGCCAGTAGGTACATAGCTGTAAGGATTCTCTTTCTTGATTGTTTCTTCAATGTCTAGATCACCGATGTAGAAGTTGTCTGGTGAGAAGCGTTGAGGTTTCTTAGCTGACCACATCAGGTCATCCTTATCACCTGCCATCAAGAACTCATTGGCATCCTTGTGCTTAGACATTGGGACAAAGAAGAACTTCTCTGGAAAGAGTTGATACAATCTCTCTGCGGCTACTGCACCTGCATCATCTAACTCACCTGCATAGATAACTTCTTTGAAGCTATTCATATACTCGAAATTCTTCTTGATGAACTTCTCTGAGATAGATGCTCCTGGGATTGACTTGACAGGGAATGACTTGCCTAGTACCTCAAAGAGGGATGCGGCATCAAACTCACCTTCGGTAATATATAACCGATTAGATGAACCACTGTTAAAGTCTGGGCCGAATAGATCATCAAGTGATGACCGATCTTTTAACCAGAACTTCTTTTCATCGTATCCACGATACTTAACATTGTTAGGCCACTTGAAGGCATAACGTACTGGACTGTTATCAGCATCCAGTTGTAGTTGGATACCATAGAGCTGACATACTTCAGCCGAGATACCTCTGATACCTTCATAAGTACCTGATACTATTTCTCTTTGCATTACATTCTCCTTTCTTTGTTTAAGAGGATAGTCACTAGCTACCCAATCGAATATCTTTAATTGATTCATACCTGTCATTGGATATGATCTACTGCACGAATGGCAGTGTCCTACTTGATCATCCTGTTCCCATGAGAAAGCATCCGATGATGAACACTCCTCATATGGACATGGTTGATGTACTAAGTTACCCATCTGATCTCCCCCAATATATCCATAGGTCACTACGACTATCTATATCTGTATCGTATCCTAAGTCTTGTAATTCTAACACATCCTCAGGATTAGTCAAGTGTGACTTTAGATAGCAACACTGTTTACCATT